GGCGGCTACCCTTCTTCTGTGGTGATCGAAGCTGGAACGCAGGCAGCAGGCACTTACGTTGTCACTATCACCGGCACAGTAGAGAGCGGTGAGCATGAAGGCTGCGAAATCACCTTCACGTACACGTTCCAGGTTGAGGAAGATTGATGCCGCATTTTAACCCTCAGATGTGCGAGCCGAGTTGTTGCGTGAACTGCGCGGGTCGAATCATCTTGGACGAAGATAATTGCACGCTGTGCTGGGAGACTAGCGGCGATGTTGTGCGGGCAGAGTTGTGGCGAATGGATACGCCGCCTGTGCTAGTGGCTGAGTTGCTTGCAGGGTGTATCTGTGATCCAGACATTGGGGATTATCAGTTACGGGTGTTTTGTGGAGTCGGTAGTAATGTTACAGCATATGTTGTTGATGAGGAAACGGTTCCTGGTGACTGGGATTGTACAGCAATTGACTGCTGCGATTATTTGGATGGAAAAACATTAAGACTTACGGTTAATGCTACCGGCGGTTATTCAGCGTTAACCGGCGTCTATACTGAACCTGTAATAGGTTGCAACTCTAGCTTAACGTATGCTTACAATTCGACTGATGAGTTAACGTATGAAAACTCATCTATAGACTTTTTTCACGGAATGGGTGGCGTGTTATCTATAGCGGCGATTGCGACCAAGGGAACGCTTAGTGTGCCGAGTTATTATTGTGCTAGAGGTGTAAGCCAATACAATTCGTCGCAAAGAATCATTAGCGGTTCAGTAGTGTTATCTAACGCTTCTGTGTATCAGTTTGGGCCTGCAGAATGTCCCGATAGTGGAACTGTTACGGTAACTTGGGTTTATCTATGACACCCTGCCCCAACTGCTCCTGGCCGCATCACTCACCTCTACCGATAACGCTTGAATGCGTCAAGTGCGGTGCGATGGTCTACATCAACGGCGGCAACGGAACTGATCCTAAGCCAAAGAAAACACCCGAAGAAATCGCGGCGAAGAAAGCCAAACAAGCGGCAAGACAAAAGCATTTGCCCAAAGTGATCAGCTTTCTGGAATCCCGCAAGCAACCAGGCGAACTCGGAGCCGGTGACACGGTAGAGCGTCTGCTAGCCAGCGTGGGCGGTCGGAAGTTCAAGCGGCTGATGAAGTGGCTCGGTGCTCCATGCGGCTGCGAGGACCGGCAAAAATGGCTGAATGAGAAATGGCCGTGGGGTTAGTTACCGTCTCCAAGCCAGCCAGCAGACAAACAGAATGCTAATGCCGATCATCACAAGTGCTTGGTCAATCGCTTGGCCTTGCATCGCCGCTATGGTCAGCAAAAAGAAGAAAACTGCACCGGCAATCAGCAGCTTATTTTGAGACTTCTTTCTGACTAGTTCGGCATTTTCCCTGGCGATTCTCGCAGCCGATTCCTTCTCGGCAACTTCCCGCAATCGCCGAATCTCTTTCAGCAGTTCGATGGTGGCACTTGGTTTTTGTTCTTGCATTGTTCTTCCTGGTAACTTTCGTTTAGAGCTTCCAGCAGTAGATTTTCTATGCGTTGCAACATTGCGGAAGTCAATTGGTCGCTAGCGTTTAGGTGCATTTCATGCTGGATGACTTCATGAATTATCACCCTAACATTTTCAATCTGGATTCGGTTTGGCATGATCGAGCCTCGGTGGAGCAGGCGGTGGAGCCAGTGCGTCTGGCTGCACATAACTGCGTTTAGCCACCAGTGTACCACTTACGTGACCCAGGGAAATAGCCGCCGCCGATAGTCCACTGTGCCTGCAAACTTCGGTTCCGTGCGTCTTTCTCAGAGTGCCTAGACCCTGACCAGGCAAGCGGCGAAAACCTATCTTTTCAGCCTCGGCAAACAATTTTAACTCCCACCTTCGCATTGTCGATCTTGGCAAGCCAAAGACAGTCGAGCGGCCGACCTGTGTGACTGCAGAGATTGCATGCACCGCTGCTGGGCTCAGTCGAAAAGTATGCGGCTGACCTGTTTTATGCTGGCAAATGGCTATGCACTCACCAAGCTGATTGACCTGCAGACGCTGAATGTCGCTGGGCCGCAAACCAGATTCGTAACCCAACCAGATCCAAGCCGTCAATAAATCAGCAGCACGCACACCGCTAGCCAAATGTCCTTGCACCTTATCTGCGGCTACAAGCAAAATCCGCACATCGTCAACAGCCCAAGCTCTTGGCGGCTGCCATCGCAAGTCGATTCTCCTAAGTAGATTTGGGTTGTACGCTGGCACCAGATGTTGACCGGACAACCAATTCCAGACGGCCGTTATGCCAGCTTTTCTGCCACGGATTGTTTCAGGGGACGCCCTGCTGACCATGCTGCACAGCCACTGATTGACGCGATTTTCCAACAAATCACCGCGCTCGGCCGCATGTTGCAGCCATTCCGAATAGCAACGCACTGCCCGCCGATACTGATTCTGAGTGCCAACGCAGATGGACCGGGCCGCAATCATGGCCTCACAATCTGCAATAAGGTGCATTTTATCGCCTCCGATAGTGGGTGAGTGGAGGCATCCGTGCAATAAATCCAGCGTTTTCTAGCGTAATTCCATTGTTTACGGTGTCTAGAGCTAGATTTAGGTTCTAGTACCGCAAGGTGTGCAGGTTCGATTCCTGTCAGCCCTATTTTGCAGGCGGTCGTGTCCGTGAGGCACGACGCAGCGTTCCGTAACACGCTGTTCTTAACGCCTGCAATTTTAGTTTAATCAATTGCTTAGTTTGAAGCAATCAATTACAATGAAAGGCAGGAACCATGAAAACCGATAGAGGCAGGGAGGAGGTATCACAATTGACCACGGCAGTAGAGATTGCAAGCGAATTAGGCGTCCATCGTCTTACCATTAGCCGCATTGCACGCACCAAGAAAATCGGTCGGCTGATTGGCAGTACAAAGGTATTTACCAAGAGCGAAGCTTTGCAAATCAAGAAAATATGTAAAGTTTCCAAGGGAAATCCTAATTTTGGAAAAAAAATGAAAAAGCTGTAGTAGCCCTATTGCTTATCTCGAAACAATAGTCTAGGATTACCGCAGTTCAATAAGTCGTAAGAAGCTTATTGAACTGATTGATAGTTACGGCTTCTTGCTCCTATCTGAGCACCAAGCCAAACACACGCAGCGGTGAGCTGCTTGCAGGATTCTTTTAGTTTGGAGGATGCGTCATGGACGCACTGCGTATAGACGCGGAATTTCAGAAGCTCATACCGCCTCTTGCGGATGAGGAGCGAAAGCAGCTCGAAGAAAACATTCTTAAAGATGGCTGCCGTGATCCGCTTGTCGTTTGGGATGGTGTTTTGATTGACGGCCACAATCGACATGAGATTTGCAGCAAAGCCGGAGTCAAGTTTCAAACGAAGTCCATGACGTTTGCGAGTCGCGATGAAGCGAAGTTATGGATTATCGACAATCAATTTGGACGGAGAAATCTAGCACCGTTTACCATCGGTGAACTAGTTCTCAAACGCAAGGATATTATTGCGAAGAAGGCAAAGGATAAAGAGCATGAACGCAAAACCACTTGTCAGAAATCTGACAAGTCATCACTGCCATCGATCGACACCAAGAAGGAGCTTGCCAAAGCTACTGGCGGACGGTTGAGCCATGACACAATCGCCAAAGTTGAATTGATTTCTAAGCATGCTCCTGAATCAGTTAAGCAGCAGTTGCGCAACAATGAAGTTTCTATCCATCGAGTTGCTAAGGATATAAAAGAAAGCCGACATGCAGCCAGTAGGCAGGAAAAGCGCAAGGAAGCAGCTTCTAAAGTTGAGCCTCAGTTTTTCGACAACGTGCATATCGGTGATTTTCGCGACAACTCCGATAAGGTAGCAGACGGTTCACTCTCTCTGATTTTTACTGACCCTCCATACGACCGGAAGGCTTTGGAACTGTTCGATGGTCTAGGTCAGTTCGCTGCTGACAAGTTGGCCGATGGTGGTTCATTGATCTGCTACGTTGGCCAGACTCAGATACCGAATGCCATTGCCGACCTGCAAAAGCATTTGCGGTATTGGTGGGTGGTTTGCTGCCTGCACTCTGGCGGCGCAAACCTAATGAAGGAGTACGGCATTCGTTGCGGGTGGAAGGCTGTATTGTGGTTCGTCAAAGGAACTCGAGATGATAAAGAAAAAATTGTTCAAGACGTTATGACGGGTGGTAGAGAAAAAAGCCATCATGAGTGGCAGCAGGCACAATCAGAAGCAGAGTACTGGATTGAGCAATTGTGTCCAAAGGATGGCATTGTCTGCGATCCATTTTTGGGTGGAGGAACAACAGCCGCAGCGGCGATTGCAAAGGGCCGCCGATGGGTTGGTTTTGAAAAGGATAGGGATCAGTCTGTTATCGCTATGTCGAGGTGCAAGAAATGACTCGATTGCGAATCTACGGAGAGGATAGTGATTTCAGCAATTGGATGCGGAGCAATAAACGCTTGCCATCCTTTTCTAGGGACTGCGGATTTGTATCGACAGACAATGACTTTACTATTCACAGATACCTAACAGCAGTCGACAAGCAAGGAACAAGAGAAGTTCAGGGGTTGATGCACATAGAAGCAAAGACTCGCGGCGCGGTTCCTACACAAAGTCAAGCCGATACGCTTTTAAAGCTAGATATGTTTCGCGGGCAACGAGTACATAAAAGTCATTTGGTAAGACATTTTGGTGTGAGCATTGTGTCGATGTCTGGCACGTCACCAGATAACTCTAGTGTGATTCGATGGGGTCGATTCAAAAAAGGTCAGCTAGGGTTCGTTGAGATTACGGTTAGTCAGTTAGAAGACTTGCTTTTGTTTGAAAAGCATCCCGACAGCTTGTTACCGAATCCATATCGGCGTCATCACAAGCTCCACGAAATTGTAGTCGAAGAGCATTTGCCGTTAGGGTTTTCATCTTTGCGAAAGCTGTCTTGGAGTTCATAGGCAATCAGGTTAGTTCAGAATATCAAGAGTCGTTTTGTTAATAACTAAAAGGTCCAACATGGTAACAGAAGTCGAAAGCAAACTAAGCACAGTCGAGATGTTGCGCAAGGTCGCCGACATTATCGAGCGTGAAAATCTGAAGGTTGAGTTCGTCAACATTGGACTCGGCAAGGTCTATCTAGTCGAGTCGGAGTTCAGGCCAATGTTTAGCGGGCAGGTGTTGGCCGGGCCGCGTGACGGCGACTACGTGACGGTTGCGGCTAAGGCTTATGGGCTAGTCTGGGAGTCGCGGGTTTACTCACCAGTTCAGACGCGAAAGCAGCCTGTTGAATACGTGGAGGTGTAGCAGATGAAAAACGAACCTAAGCCAATGGACAAAATCAAGTCAGCAGCAATTGACCGAGTAGCCTACAGGTGCGCTCAGACGCTGCAAGCTGCGATCAATCACCTGGAGCACGCCAAGATTCAGCTTGGCTATCCAGGCACACTTCCAATAACGGGAGAGATCGACGAAGAAGGCGAATCGCTAGTCGACTCCCTACGGGCTGCACTCGCGGAGGAGTTGCCGATCTCGCCACGGAGGGCGATTTGTTTGGTCGACTACTGGGATGAAATGACGGCTCAGCAGATGGAGAGCCTGAGCGGCGAGGTTAAGCGGTCGGTTGGCCAGTTGTTGGGGGTGCGGGCATGAATAGCTTGCGGAGCTACGAAGACTTTATTTCAAGCAAGCGAATACGTGCAGAAAAGTACGGATTCACTCCAAGTGCGATTAACGCGAATCTGAAGGACTGGCAGAAGTTAATAGTAGATTGGGCATGCAGGCGTGGCAGGGCTGCGTTATTTGCTGATACCGGACTTGGAAAAACTTTGATGCAGCTATCCTGGGCAGAAAACGTTGTTAACGAAGCTGGGCCTGTGCTGTTGCTGTGTCCGCTGGGTGTTAGGCATCAAACGGTCAGTGAATCACTTAAATTTGACTTGGGCGTCGAATGCAAGGTGGTTGAGTCTGCAATGGATTTATGCGAAGGTATCAACGTAACGAACTATGACAAGCTGCATCTATTTGAAGGCGAGATGTTTGCTGGCGTTGTTTTAGATGAATCTTCGATATTGAAAAGCCTGAATGGTAAAACCAAGTCACGGTTGATACAGCAGTTCGGGGCAACACAATATCGCTTAGCATGCACTGCGACACCATCCCCAAATGACCACATGGAGTTGGGTAATCACTCTGAGTTTCTTGGTGTAATGGCTAGCACCGACATGCTCAATAGATTTTTCTACCACGACTCAGGCAACACAGCAAACTGGGTTTTGCGTCCTCATGGTAAGCAGGCTTTTTGGCAATGGGTTGCTTCTTGGGCCGTGTGCATTGGAATGCCTAGCGACATTGGCGGAGGCGATGATGGATACATACTTCCAGCCATGCATATCCATCGGCATTTTGTAGAAGTTGATGAGGCTAGGACACCATCTGGAATGCTATTCAACGTGGCCGGATGTTCAGCCACGACTGTTCACGAAGAAAAGCGTTTAACGTGCGATGTTCGAGTAAAGAAAGCCGCAGAGCTTGCTAATTCCTGGGATGAGCCGGTTGTTATCTGGTGTGATACTAATCAAGAGTCAAGCATGCTGGCAGAAGTAATATCGGGAGCTAAAGAGCTTAAGGGAAGTGACAGTAGCGAACGCAAGGAGCAGTTGTTAGCGGAATTTGCAAGTGGTGATTTATTGAAGCTCGTTACAAAGCCGTCGATTTGCGGAATGGGCTTAAACTGGCAGCACTGCCGAAAAATGGTATTTGCTGGTCTTAGTTATAGCTTCGAGTCGTACTATCAAGCAATCAGGCGAATTTATCGATTTATGCAAACGCGAGAAGTAGATGTTCATATCGTGTTAGCTGAAACAGATTCAGCCATTAACTCCGCGATAGCAAGAAAGGAATCAGACTTCGCAGCAATGCGATCTGGAATGGCGGCTGCTATGCGTAAAAGCACTTGGCAGGAGTTTGGATTGGATGATCACAAGAAGAAGTACGAGCCTATCACTAACGTTGATTTACCTAAATGGATGACAAGACTATGCAAGTATTAAACGAAGCAAGCGGAGAGAACTGGCATTTATACAACGGCGACTGTGTTGAAGTTGTCAGTGAGTTACCAGATGAGTCGATTGGCTTTTCTGTTTTTAGTCCGCCTTTTTCGTCACTATACGTTTACAGCGATAGTGAGAATGATATGGGTAACTGCGAAACAGATGATGAGTTCTTCGAGCATTTTGGATTTCTAGTTAAGCAATTGTTTCGGGTGTTGCAGTCAGGTAGGTGCATCAGCGTGCATTGCATGAATCTTCCAAGCACAATGCAGCACAACGGATACATTGGCATTAGAGATTTTCGCGGCGATGTGATTCGTTGCTTTCAGTCTTATGGCTTTGTGTATCACAGCGAAGTGTGCATTTGGAAAGATCCGGTTACGGCCATGCAGCGAACTAAGGCTCTTGGGCTTTTGCATAAGCAGGTCGTGAAAGATTCATGCCGTTCACGACAGGGAATACCGGACTACGTTTGCACGTTCCGCAAGCCAGGAGTTAACGCAAATCCGGTTGAAGGAGGATTTGAATATTTCGCTGGCGACGAAGATACGTTTCAAAATACCGGCACACTTTCGATTGATGTGTGGCAACGATACGCAAGCCCGGTCTGGATGGATATTCGTCAGACGAGGACTTTGAGCTATCGAGAGGCACGCGGTGATGATGATACGCGGCACCTCTGCCCGCTTCAGTTAGATGTGATTGAACGATGCCTTCAGCTTTGGTCAAAACCAAATGACATAGTGCTAAGTCCATTTGCAGGCGTGGGTAGCGAGGGGTGGGAGTCTGTTCGACTTGGCCGAAGATTTATCGGGGTAGAGCTAAAGCCAGAATACTTTGAGTGTGCGGCCAAGAACTTGGGACGCATTACAGCCAAAGTTGAGACTCCTAGTTTGTTTGATCAATTGGAGTGTGCTGAAAGTGATTGACCTAGAGCGTTACGAGCAGATAGCTCGCGAGTTCGGTTCGTCAAACTGCTGGACCGGAACAAGCGGAACGTTGGCCGGAATTATTTTGGAGTTAGTTAGGGAAGTTAAGAGGTTGCAAGATGAGCGAAGTAATCCACCAAGAGATGGCCAGCAGTAGCTTGCAGGTGTGGTGGGAATCTTGCAAGCAGCATGGCGTAGAGCTAATT